GGGCTTGTACACGGGCCTGCTCCATAACCTCTGGCGGGATCAATCTGATGGCAAGCGCGATCAGCAAAGGCAAAATGATGATATCATCCACATACCCCAGGATGGGGATAAAATCAGGAATCAGGTCAATGGGACTGAGGGCATACCCGATCGCGATGCCGGCTATCACCTTGGGCAGCCAGGGCAGCCTGGGATCCCTGCACGCGTAATATAATGCCGATATCTCGTGTTTCAGTCTTTTGGCCTGCGTGCGCAAGCGGTCTGCTAGTCTCACTGGCGTTCCCCTGATCTTCTTTTCTGTTCACGGTTTATCATGGGGTGGCATCTGTCAATCTCATTCTCGGTTGTCAAAGCCCGCATAGCCCAATTCACGTGTAATATCCTATCGTCATTCCTGCGCAGGGTCCCTCCCAGCGAAGGCTAGGACAGGAATCCAGCCTGAAAAAGCCCCAAGGGCACAGAACAGTATTTGTAGGGGCGAAACGTGGTTCGCCCGCATGAGCGCAAGGGGAATTTGTAGAAGCGAAACGTGGTTCACCCGCAAGAGAGCAGGGGTAAGGATTTGTAGGGTCGATGCGTGGTTCGCCGCAGGTAAAAAATAACACGATAGCCGGAGCTTTTAAGCTCCGGTACCGGATGTAACAAGATATCTTCTCAAGACGTTACCTGGATGCTTTAGCGTCCAGGCACTTGGTAGTATATTCCCCCTGAAGCTGCAGCATCCGGGTAACGTGTATGTCGTCGCGTCTCTTCTGACCCGGAGGTTGAAAGCTCCGGTTATCGTGTATGCATGTACACTGGCTTTTTTCGGGCGAACCACGTTTCGCCCCTACATTCATGGCTATCATATATGCATGTGCACTAGCCTTTTTCTGGCGAACCGCCGGGAAGCCCGAAGGGCGATATTTACATAGCGAGGGTACGTAAGCCCCTCGAAAGAAAGTTAAATAGATGCCAGCCCTTTACGGGCGACACAATCTGATATAAAATAACATGTTATCATATTGTGTCGCCCAGAAAGGGCTAATCATCGTGTGCTGCGTTTACGAGGGGTTTCATTCGCTACGCTCTTTCCACACCCTCGCTATGGTATTACGCCCTGCGGGCTTTGTCAACAGCCTGAGCCTGAATGAGTTACATACGATGGATAGAGTGGATCACGCTAAAAAACTCTGTTTTTCTCTGCTTTTCTCTGCTTTTGCTCTGTGTTAAAAAGAGAAATCTACTCAGACGCATGAGTCCTTTGCTCCGGATAATACTCACAAGGTTCATAGGCTACCTTGTCGCAAATGACTCCTGCTTTACAACACACCTCCAGCGCTATGCCTGCCACTCCTACATTTGGTGATCAAAACACTCCCAATCATACACTTGAGGCAGCAGACCTGCCTCTATCGCTTTTTTAACGCTGATGCAAGGCAGATCATTCTGATAGATGTCTTCGCGGGTAATGGTTTTCAGATCGAGCGCCAGATTCTGCTTTGCCATATCCCGCATCAGTTTCACATACAGGTTCACCCACGATCCGATCTGCTTGTGCTCGTATCCCTTCAGATTGTTGTATCGACACAGATAGAACCGCATATCCTCCTTGTACGCCTCCGAGGGCTGCAGGGAATGCAAATGGGCGGTGATGGAGCCCAGATTGTGATGATGCTCCTTTAACGTGGGGTAAACCCGCTCGCGGACATAAACCATGCCGCTGCGCTTATGATGGCAAAAAACCACATCCTTCAGCTTGCCGGAATATGCTCCGATGCCATAACCAAAACTCACTTTCATGTTTAGCCTCCTGTGCTATGTAATGCTATGTATGATATATAGATATGAACATACTTTCTCAATAGTTACTGCCTTGAGCAAAATGCCACTACAATGTGTCACCCAAAGTTTCAAATGCGTATCACCTGTCACAGTGGTCTTAAGGCTTTAATTGGTGGAGAGTTATAGCGGACTGGCTTTAGATCGTGTCACAGTGCCTTTTGGACGTTTCTGGACGTCTTTGTGTCACCTTTATTGCAAATTTGCGCTGATTTTGGACTGATTTCAGATTATCAGATTTTTGGGAGAGGTCATCAGATTTGGGGGACTCGCAACTGAAGTGCCAGGGGGCCGATCATGGTTAGCGTGTCAGTCTGATCTGAGTCTATAATAACAACCCGAAAGTCCTTATTGAGTGGTTGGAGGATCACTCCCTTGCGAGTCTCATCATACTGTATCCTTTTCAGAGTAATGCCTCCCTCGAATCTGACCGCACAGATTTTGCCATCCGTGTTCGACCAATCATACTGCTTTTTGATCAGTACAATATCCTCATGGAGTATCTGCGGTTCCATACTGGCACCGTTAACTCTGAAGGCAATGTAGGAGTCCGTACCATAAGGAAGATACCGGGTGGGAACTTCGACAGAATCCGCTGGAACATAGTCCTCTCTCACTTCGACTGGTTCTCCAGCGGAAATTTCCGCCACGATCGGGAACATTGAAGTGCGCACGTAAGTTCTATCAAAATCATTGACTAAGGTGGGCTTGCCATCGATGACCTGCACCTTCTTAGTCGTCGAGATGTCTGCTCCGAGTTCCCAGGGAGCCTGGATGAACATGCTGCCTTCAGCTCTTAACAACCAATTCACATTGATCCCATTTTCGACCAGTTTCGCCAGAAACTCAGGGTCGGGATAGCGGGTATTACCCTTGTATCTCGCCATAGAATTGGTAGAGATACCAAACTTTTTTTCAAATTCATAATTCTTCATATTCAATGCTTTTACCAGCATTCCGAGCCTTGTTCCGATGTCTTCTGCCTTCATTTCTCCCCCTTTGGGGCATCTTTAGTCTTGACACTGCCCCTATAGGTATTATTGTGTATCTGTGAACAATGTAAATGCCCAGTCAGTTCACGTCAAGAACTAAATTTTATAGTGTGTTTCGGCGGCGGATTAATCCGGCGGTCTCAGAAGTTTTTCAAGTAGTGCCGGAAACGGCAGAAAGGACTTCCCAAGTTATTGCAGGTCAGTTATGTAGAGACCAACAATAATATGAGGGAGGCGCTTATGGAAGCGACTACTTACAAGAATGGAGACAGGGCTCGGAAAGCAGACCACTGTGACAAATTAAATGCAGAGAAATCTGTCACAGTGCTTTCCGTTTGGGTAAAATCACCCGCAATGCTGATTACAAGACGATTTGAGCACTGTGACAAATTAAAAGCCCGGAAATATGTCACAGTGGTGAATGATCAGGGGGGCACTGTGACAAATAAAACCCCAGGGAAATTTGTCACAGTGCTTGTCCCGGTAAACGACTTTTATTGGAAGAGGCTGAGAATGAGCAAACGCAAGATCAAGGCAGTCTGGCTGACCATAGAACGAGTAGCTGAACTAATGCAGCGTTCTAACCGGACAGTCTGGCGCTTTGTAAAAGAGAACCAGATAACAGTGCATAAACAGCAGGTGCTGATGAGTGGAGGCAAGACTGTGAAGTCTTTCCTGCTTACCAGCCCCGAGCTGCTGGCAATGGAAATGCAGAACTGTGAAAAGCAGAGACTGCTGCCAGAGCACTTTATCGAAAAGCGAGTGGAGATCAATGGCAAACTGGTAAACTGCGCCTTGATCTACCAATACCGGGAGTGTATGGAAGGAGAGGGTGGCTATTATGAGTCTTTATGATTTCAGTATAGAAGAGTATGCCGAGTTTCTGAAAGAGGAACTGGCAGGAACGAATGCTGTACCCTTAGGTATCGAGATGATGGGAAAACCGGGCAGGAAGCCTAAGAATGCCACTCAGGTTGAGCCCTTAACAACATTAGATAACGATAAGCCTGATCCAATTTATGATGATTCCAATCTTATGGATCAGGATGAGGAAGCTGCTGTTGATCTTGTGGAATCTCAAGTACTGCCATCCATAGATATCCAACCCGATCGGCAAGAGGTCTATATCGACTTCAGTCCGGATGACCAGATCTTCACCAAGTACGATGGAGAGGCGAAGCTGTATGGACACTTATGCAATGTCATCCTCAATCGCCTGGCAGACTGCGAGTCCAAGGTAGCTGAGTGGGATAAGATCGCGTGTGACTACAATAATGGCACTCTGGCACCTGAACTATACAAACTCAAGGGTAAACGCACCGAACGGGCTCTGCGGCTCTGGATTGAACGCTATCAGGAAGCACAGCAGAACATGTATGCCCTGATCCATAGAAGCCGTAACAAAGAGCATAAGCGCAAAGTAACCGACCAGGAGAGCGCTCTGCTGCTACAGGTGCTGCTGCATCCCAATCAGGTAACGATCGGTTCAGCTATATCGGCTCTCAAGAGCAAAGCCCGGATGGGTTGGATAGCTTCTCCCTCCAGTGTCCCGACCTTGAGACGCTGGTGCACGGAATGGGCTGAGGATAATCCTGCTGTCTGGAATCAAACCCGGAAAGGCAGTAAGTTCGTAGCTGAGCATATCATTAAGACGATCATACGTGATAATGTCCTTGATGTAGGAGAAGTATGGGTAGCCGATGGTCATACTCTGGCTTTCGATATCTACAATCCCAAGACCGGGAAAGCCCAACGCATGACCATGATCATGGTACTGGATTGGGCAAGCAGGTATCCGGTGGGTGCCTCCCTCGCTTTTACCGAGGACAGCCAGCATATCCAGATCGCCTTTAGAAACGGGTTCCTCAACTGGGGAGCACTGCCTAAATATGTCTATCTTGATAATGGCAGAGCCTTCAAGAGCAAACTCTTTCATGAAGCTTGGGAATCTCACGATCTGGAGATTGAGATGGGTGGTATCTTCCCCAAGCTCAACATCGGAGCCCAGTTCGCAGCCAGCTATAATGCCAAAGCTAAAGTGATCGAGCGGTTCTTCAAGACCTTCCAGGAGCAGTTCGAGAGGTTCATCTCCAGCTTCCGGGGCTCTTGTATCGATAACAAGCCTGCTCCCCTGATGCGTAACGAGAAGTGGGCTCAGAAGCTGTATAAATCAGTACCACCCACCATTGAGGAAGCGATGCAGATGATCGGCTTCTATGTCAGATACGTATATGGCGAAACACCGCATGGTGGACTGGGTGGTAAGACACCCTGGCAGGTCTTCAGTTCTGCTCCTCTGCCACAAGACAGACTGGTGCAGCCCGGCAAGCTGAACTTCATGATGCTCAGTGCCGAACGCAAGGCAGTCCGCAATGACGGTATCGTCTTCAATAAGCTCCGCTACTGGCATCCAGCCTTGATCGACCTGATCGGCAAGCCGGTGATCTTCCGCTACGATCTGGCTGATGCGAGATGGATACTGGTCTATGATACCAAAGACGTATTCATCTGCCAGGCAGAACTAAGGCAGACTCAGCATCCCTTCATTAAGCTGGCGATGGATCAGCCCATGGCACACAAGGCTCTCAAGCAGGAATACACCTATATCAAGAAGCTGCAGAGAAACACCGAACAACGCTCCAAGATCTTCGTGAGAAAGAACCAGGAGACGGTCGATGCCCTGCTTGAGCCATACCAGCGGCTAATAGCTGCCAGTGCGAATCCCACCTTTATCCAACCGCCTGCCCTTGAAGCACCTGAGCAGGGTCCGGAGCAGTTCATCGCTAACCTGGAACATCATGTAACCCAGCTTCTGGAAGACATACCGGAACCCGAAGTGCCAGTGCAAGATAGTAAACAGATAACTGATATCCCTGATAACGAGGATCAAGCCTTCGATTCGGGTATCGCCCTCAATGACAGTTTTAAAGAGATGTGCGACTTCATCGGCATCAAACAAGCAGTAAGGAGATAAGATGAAACAAGGTCAACTGATCAAAACCAGCAACGTCCTCAAAGCCGATGCCACGATCAAGTTCCTGCTCAACCGCCCTAAACTCGCGATGGTGGGACTGGGACTGATCTATGGGAAACCCGGACTCGGCAAGACCACTTATGCCAACCGCATGGCTTTCAGTAACGGCTATATCTATATCCGGCTGGAGGCGACAACCACCCCCAAGTCCTTCGCAGTGCAACTGCTGACCTCACTCTACCGACGCTTCCACTTAGGAGAGTACATCCCGGTGGGAACAGCCAATAACCTCTTCAAAGCCTGTCTGCAGGTATTGGAAGACCATGAAGACACCATCATCGTAATCGATGAGATCGACTATGCCTTCCGGCTTCCCCAGTTACTGGGAGCTATACGAGATATCGTGGATGAGACCCTGACGGTGGTGATCCTGGTCGGGATGCAGAATGCCAAGGATAAGCTGAACATGATCAATGAGTATTACTTCGATAGATGCAACAGCTTCTGCGAGTTCAGTTCCCTCACCAAGTCCGATATCAAAGCCATCGCCACTCAGGTGATGGAGGTCAAGGTCAGCCCGGAAATGGTGGAGATCATCTATCACCAGTGCGCGGGCAACCTGCGTAAAGCGATCAAGCTCATGCATACCTTAGAGATGGCGATCAGTAAGCAACCCGACCTCCCCCTCTCGCAGATCAACTTCAGAGCGGTACTATGAGCATCCTGGAACTGGTAGAAAACTTCATCGACCATTATAACAAGCCGTTCTCGTCAGAGACGATGGCTGCCTTGATCCAGAGAACATCTGATGAAGTAGAACCTATCCTGGAGACGTTGCTATCGGAAAAGCGGATCAAGCTGATCAGCCAGTCTGAGCGTATCTATGCCCGGGCGAACCGTTATAATGCGCAGATCGGTTATCAACACTATAAGGGCTGGACCTTCGACCCAGGTGCAGCCCATCAACTGCTCGATGTCCTGGAGCAGGGCAAGTACAAGTCCATCCGGGACATCGCCCAGGCAGTCGGTAGGTCAAGACAGTGGGTCTATATCTACCTTGAAGCCCTGGCATCCATTGAAGTGGTCGATCTGAGGAACTATGTCTATGTGGTTATCTCCCGCAAGAATGTCCCCAAGATCGGCAGAAAAGTAATCAAGGGTATCCTGAAAATGCTGCGTGGTCTCAACAGCCTCGGCGGCCACAGGATAATCAACTAACAACCAACCCAGCAAACGAGGGTATTACTATGACGAAAGAACAGAGAGAACGCTACCTCCGGCAAGATATCCATGCCATGAGAGTGAAGAAGTTCAAGTGGTCAGAAGATGATCTGAAAGGACTTCTCAAGTACTTAGGTCTGGGTGACTCGCTTACCGCCCTGGATGAACTGATCCTGACCGAACTCAAGCTGATCCTGATGCGGGTGCGCCTCACTAACAAGCCTGATGAATACACCTATGACAAGCAGGGTATGTACATGCATTCCCTGATGAAAAAAGCCAAATGGGATGAGTATAAGCTCCGAACCTTCCTGATCACCCATTACCGTAAAAGCCACTGGAACCTGCTATCCAAAGACGAACGCAGAGCCGTAATCGCCATGCTGCAGAACTACATCAAGAAAGCTCCAGTCAAAGAAGACGAAAACAACTCAACTGAGAATAGAAACATGAATAAAAAGCACAAGGAGACATCTAATGGACACCCCCAAGACTAAGAAGACCGCCGACCGCACTAAGACCGATGCCAACGGACAGAGCATCCCCATCTCTATTATCAAACCGGAAATCATCAAGCAGGATGCCATCGTGATCAAGACCATCGAAAGAGCCAAGAAACTACAGGATCGCATCATCAAAGACAAAGCCAAGCTCTTTGAGGAAGTGGAGCTATACCTGGAAGAGGTAGCCGAGAAGAACGGACTGGAATGGAAAGGCAATGCCATCCTCAACAGCTTTGACGGACAGTGCCGGGTCGAGATCAGGTTCAAAGAACGCATCCAGTTCGGCATCGAACTCCAACTCGCCAAGCAGAAGATAGATGAGTGCCTGAAAGAGTGGTCAGCCGACTCTAACGTCAACCTCAGAGCCATCATCAGCGAAGCCTTCCAGGTGGATAAGAAAGGCGAGATCGCCAAGTACCGTATCCTGCGTCTGCGTAGATACAACATCAAGGACCCTGTCTGGAAGCAAGCTATGGAGCTTATCGACCAGGCAATCCAGGTTGTATCCACCAAGCAGTATATCACCTTCTATGAGAAAGATGAGTCCGGACAGCAGCGTCAGATCGTGCTCAACTTCAGCAACCTGTAAAAGAATGATTGGTATCCTAATGCAACTGGACTTGAACAATCCCAAGGAGTATGAAACATGGCACCTATGAACACCAATACAGCAGAGGAGCTGATTCCAATGAGTATCTTCAAAGATGATCGCAACTACCGGACGGATGAGATAGCAGAGGTGCTAAGGGTTGACCGTTCCAGTGTCTATCGCTGGATCAGAGATATTCCCGATCCTCTGCCTGCCTTCCGCACCAAAGAGAATGGACAGTTACGCTGTGCCGGGAAAGACCTAAACGAATACCTGCTGAAGCATAAAGTAAGACCTGAGTATGAGTAATGCACTCGAGTTCCGCATCAAGCGGGACAACTGCAAAGAAGCCTATCTGAACGGCAAGATTGAACCCACTGAGCTGGCGGTGATCTTCGGAGTTTCCGACATCACCGTCCGCAAGTGGATCAAGTCCGGCAAGTGGGATGAGCTGTTCAAGGAAGAGCGTAAGCTTGACCATGAGATCAGCTTAGCCCGCAAGAAAGCACTCATCCAGGCACTCCGTGAATATGCCAAGAATCCGGCAGACACCGCTCTGCAGAGCCTTGTCTCACTCATCAAGCAGAATCAGAAAGACTCTGAGCCTGCCAAGGAACTGAACGATTACATCGTGCGCTTCCTGGATCAGGTTACCGACTTTATGATCGAGAAAGGGCATGAGACTATGCTCAAGCAGTTCCAAGGCATTGTCTTAGACCTTGCCGAATACTTAAGAGTTAGAAATGGATAATATTACAACCACGGACATGGTTGCCTCCATACAAGCCTCCAAACCTACCCTCCAACAGCCTACAGATCAAGCGGAGCCGTCGCCTCCGGCTCCGCTGATCCTTCCGGACACAGGTTATGTCTAAGAAATTCATTCAGCGACATAACAAGGCTCTGACGGAGATCGCATCCAAAACGATCTCCGTCATGCCTTTTATAGACGATAATCCTGAAGCCAAGGCAGAGCGGATAAGACGCACCACAGCAGAAGGATGGGATGCCTTCTCGTTCTTCTGCCATACCTATTTCCCGCATATCTTCCCACTACCCTTTTGCCCAGCACATGAGACCATGTTCGATGAGACTGATAAGGGCTCAGGCATCATCGCCATCACAGGTTTTCGTGGGCTGGGCAAAACGGTACTCATGGGAGTGGTCTATCCTATCTGGAGGATCATCAAAGGTGAGCGATACGTGATCCATACTGCCGCAGACGTAGATCTGGCGCAGGAGAGGACTGCGTTTACCTTGCATGAACTTCAGAACAATAAGCGACTCACCATCGATTATCCAGAGCTGCAGCCAGTGGATGCCTTTGATCTGGACTTCTATCTCAAGAACAAGGCCAGGATCAGGGCCAGAAGCATAAAGCAGAGCCATAGAGGTACTATCAATCCCAAGACTGCCAAACGTCCCGGACTGATCGTCTGTGATGATATCGATAAAGAAGAGAACATGGGTAACCAGTCCATCGGTAAGAGACGCATGGAGAAGATCACCCAGGAGCTTGCCGGAGCTCTCTCACCTGAGGGAAATGGCAAGATCGTCTGGCTCGGTAACCTGGTGCACCCCAATTACTCCATCTGCCAGTTTCAGGAGCTCATATTAGGCGATTTACGGGCAGATAATCCCGATCTGGACACAAGATACCAATCGGTGCTGAAAACGCACCAAAAGGCGATATTGCGCTTCTCTCTCGAAGATATGCATGGCCTATCCATCTGGGAGGAGCAGTACCCTACTGCCACTCTGCCAAACCTCAGAGCCAAGTTCGGTCATACCGGCTATCAGAGAGAGATGCTCGGTCAACCAGTCATTGAAGGGAACATCTTCAAGAACCACTGGTTCACCAAGTATAGAACACTACCGGAACCAGCCCAGATGAAGCGGGTCTGGCTCTATGCCGATCCTGCCTGGGGAGAGAAGGGCTGTTACAAGGCTGTTATCTCGATTGGCTATAATGGTAACCGTTTCTATGTGATCCATGTCTGGATACGTCAGACTGAGAACACCAAATTCTTCAGATACTACTATGATGCATATCGGGAGTTAGATCGAATCTACAGAGTGAAAGCCAGGGCAGCCTGTGAAACCACCTACGGTCAGGCTCGTATCCTGGCTGACTTCGACAGGTGGGCAACTGACAGTCATCTTCCACCTATATCGCATCGCATAAAACGTATAGATAACAAGGATAACAAGAACCTGCGTATAGAAAGAACTGAGACCATCCTCGAGACAGCGAAAGTGCTCTTTCCTGATGGTCAGGACACTCCTATCCTGATCTCCCAGTTCCTTACCTATCCTGATGGCTATATCGATGGCTGTGATGCACTGGCTGGCTGTCTGGAACGCTTCTCCGAATACGATATTGGCAGGAACAGAGTCAAAGTACGGAGGTTCGTCATTCCATCGTAGGATGGAATCCAGTTATGACATACTACGATCAGCTCATGCTTGAATATTCCCGGGTCCTGAACAATGCGTGGAAAACCGAGATCAAGGATGCTTCCCGGCTTGCCATCCAGATACTGAGTGACATGCCCCGAGCTGAGAAGCTTAACAAGGACTCCATAGATAAGCTTATGGCCATCATTAATACTCAACTGGGAGATGACTTCGCAGCCCTGGTCAATGAGCCCACCAAAGCGATAATAGACCGCTGTGTGCGGCTCGGACTGAGAGACACCCAAGTGCAAGCCCCAACCAAGACCAGCATCGGGCTCTGGGGCATAGATGATCAGCATCTCTCCTCAACCATCCAGAAGCAGCAGTTGTTCTGGATCGGGAACCACTTTGAAGCCGATATCCGGCAGAACTTCGCAGACACCCTCTCCAAAGCCATTGAGCAAGGTTATACC